ACCGCCATAATAATAAGCGCCGCCTCCACCACCCGCAACTACTAAATATTCAACACTTGTACTTAATTGAGGCCATTTTGCAGCAGTAAGAGCCTGTAATGCTTCATTAGTTTTCCAAATACCAGCAGCAGAACTAAGAGAAATAGTAGGTTCTGTTGCTGAAATTATTGAACCTTTATATCTATTAGCCATTAGGTAATTGCCTCATAAGATGCGGTAAATTCAATAGCTGAAGCTGTACCAACAGTTACAACAATTGATTGTGCTTCACCCAAATAAAAAGCAGTGCTTTTGTCCACTATAACAAGAGAGCCTCCTACAGGTACAGGAACTTGATAAACTATACGATAATTTGTTCCAGCACCAGCGGCTGCGCTATTAATAGCTACCGTAACGTTGACTACCGATGCTGTGACATTTGCTGCCACAATGTTGTCAATTTTATTAACTGTGCCAGTAGCAGGAGTAAGCGCAGTCCATGTAGTAGCTGATGTAGTGCTGGGAATTAGATAGTTTGTAGCTCCATAGATAGAAGCTACGTTTACAATGTTTGGATTTGCCATGTTGTTTCCTTAAAAACCAAATACTAGAGCCATAGCGATGGCTTTGCCTGTTGTAATACCACCGCCGCCACCTGAGCCGTTAGAAGCAGCCGTAATGCGTCCATAAGCGTCTACAGTGATGTTTGCACTGGTATAACTTGCAGCAGTAACTGCCGTGGTTGCCAGAGCCACTGTGCCTGAAGTAGTAATTGTTCCACCAGTAAGTCCTGTTCCAGCAGTGATGGAAGTAACTGTTCCTCCACCGCCGCCTGAAGCAGTAGAATTAATAGTTTGATTGGGCCATGTACCTGAAATGGTTACATTGGTTCCTGCTACAAGGCCGGGAGTAGTTGTTCCTGTACCGCCATTGGCTATTGCTACAATGCCTGTCACATTGGAAGCAGTTCCTGTGGTGTTTTGGTTCCAAGTAGGAACTGTGCCTGTGAGGTCGGAATAAGCAATGGAACGGCTTTCCCACAAGCTAGTAGCAGCGTTGTAAAGAAGGGAATGTCCAGTAGCAGGAGAAGCAGCAGCTACGTTATGGAGTTCATCCATTTCGTAACCATTTTGCACTTTAACAAATATTTTACCTTGAGTAGCGTGAGCATATTCAACTACCGCAATGTAAACCAAGTGTGTTGGTGCAAGGGTTTTTGTAGAAGTATATGTTCCTGCTGTTGTACCGCTAAGGTAGAGTTGTTGACCATCAGAATATGCTGAGGTATCTATGTTAGTAATAACCCCTGTTATGGTTACATAGCCGTTGGCGTTATTTAGAATATCAGCAGACAACACACCCAAGGTTTGAGCAGAGGTGGCATCTGATGTTGCCAAGGCCTTAGAAACCGTAGGGATTTGTCCTGTGGCTCCTGAAATATAAACAACCGTTCCTTTGGTAAGTGTAGCTCCAGTTGTATTGCGTACCTGAGCTACCACATTGGTTGTGGAAGCGGCGATTGGAACAGACAGGTCTACAGCACTTCCAACAGTGGTTACAGTTACTGTACCATCAGCAGAAGCAACGCTACCAACAGAGCCTCCACCAGCTACTGAAGTCCACACAGCAGGAGCTGCTGCTGACAACCTCCAAAGAGAATTATCAGAAAGCTGTAAACCAAAGCAGTTAATAAGAGTTGTATCTGTTACAACCTCATTAGCCCGAGCAGTTGCATCAGCCCATTCCCAATTATGTGGTCGGTGAATTTCACCTAAGCCAATTGCTACGTGTTCCATGTATTAAGCTCCATTAACATAAACTGTTGCTCCATTAACTGTGATAAGTTCGTTATTAACTGTAACGCCGGGAGTTGTTACTGTTCCAAGCCAGCTTGTAAACGTACTCCATGTTGTTCTAACCCACGCATTGTTTTGTTTAACAATAATTTCTGTAGGTAGAGTAGATGAGTTGCTAAAAGGAAGCGTAGACGGGTCAAAACCTGATTGAGAATTTGCAATGTAGGTAGAATTGTTGAAACTGTCCAGAATAGGGCCAGTATCTATTTCACTACCATTGGACAGCTTTAGGACAAGGCTGTTATCTGCTGCAATGTACGCATCTACAACAGAAGTTCCATCTTTTCCGTCAGCTCCGTCCTTACCATCTACACCATCAGCGCCTCGCTCCCCACGTTCTCCCTTAGGCCCCTGCTTACCGGGGGCTCCCATAGGGCCTTGTGCTCCTTGCGGGCCTTCCTGCTTGGAAACCTCAGCAGTTGTAGAAGAAAGCTCCTTTACCTGAGCCTTCAGTTTCCCTACAACCTCCGCAAGGATGAGAAGTTTATCGTCCATTTATCCCCCAAGAGCTGCTGAAAACGCTTGGTCAGTGGCCTTTTTATGGGTCATCTGGGCCAAAGCAATTCGCTCATTGGATTTAATGTCTTGTTCCTTCAAAGAAAGGGTTTTCTCCTTAAACATTAGGTCAGCCAGTTTAGCCCGCTTTTCAAACTCTTTGTCATCAGCCGAACCTGCGTCCAAATTGGTGGAAAGAGCTGCTGTAAGTTTAGCCTGCACCTCTTGAGGCACATATTGGGCTTCTACGGCTGTTTTCTGAGCCGTTGCAGCCTTGGACATAGCACTAGCCTTATAATCGGCTGTTTGGGCTTGTAGAAGCTCTGCTTGGGCCTGTGCCTGAGCTTGCTGAGCTGCTGCTGCCTGTGGGTCTGGCTGGCTCATCTTGTCCAAAGCTGTCATAAGCTCACCACGGTTGGTAATACTGCTGTTAGCCAAAATTCCTTTGAGCAACAAGGGCAGAACAGGGGTGTTCGGGCCAAGGGTTTGGAGCAAAGCAATGAGCTGTTGCTGTTCAAACTCACGGGCAAGAATGCCAAGGGTGGCTGTGGGGATGAAGGTTACATCCACAGAAGGATAACGGTTAGGTGCAAACTGCATATAGCGGTGAGCAGCCTTATAAATGAAGGGAATCATGAAATCTTCTTGGAAATTAACCAAGGTACGCTTATATTTCTTGATAATTCCAGCCATTGCCATCGACATACCTTGGGCGCCAGCGTCCCGAGGCACATTGGAGGGCAAACCAGCGCTGTCTACCGTGCCAGTGGCCTGAAGCAGCATACGCTCGAAGTTCTGGGCCGCAGCAGGAGCGTCTTGGGTGGTTTGTCCGAAGTGGAAGGGGTAAAGAATTTCACTTGGAGGGCCGTTGGTGAGCAAAGCCTTACCGGGGCGCACCTCAAACTTAGCACCACGAGGCAGCCGGGTGGCATCCATACCCATCATAGGGGCCGTGGTGAGGGCTACAGAGTCCATGTGAGCACGAAGCTGCCCGTCAATGGCCTTTTGCATATTGTAGGCCTTCTCTACCGTTCCTCGTCCATAGAAACGTCCGGGTACAGAATCGTCCTGATAGGCAATAACGGGCCTATCTTTCATCATGTAGGGGTTTTCCTCTGCTTTAAGCAGCATACTATCGTTAGCAATAACAATAATAGCCTCTACAAGCTGGGCATAGTCGTCTGCCAAAGAGTCTTCAGGGAACAAATCTACCACTTCGGCGCTGTTCTCTTCCAACTTCATCAAATATTCTTTAGGGACAAGGCCGTAATAGGTGATTAGTTTCACCTTGTCGTCCTTGAAGTCTACAATTTCTTGAGTAGGCTCAAGTCTGTTGTCATCGTAGGTAGTTCCCACGTCCACTTTACGGTAAATTCCTTTTTCCATGCCTTCCACAATTTTGTGAATAGACACATACTTCTCAATTGCACAGCCCATTGCATCGTCAATGGTTTCAGCATTGGGGTCAATGAGGAAGTTCTTGGGGTTTACAGGCTTTAGGCTAACGCTTGTGCGGGTTCCTTCAAGCACACCGATGGCTGCTTGACCTTGAGCGCCGGGAATAGGGCGTGTAGCTGGTTTAAGGCTAGTTACTTCCTTAACAATAATTTCACCAATGCCTGTGCCATAAATTTCAGCCATCAGCTCAATGTGGTCAACGCTCTTCTTAATTTTATCTTGCTTAAAATCCTCCATTAGCAAGGCTTTAAGGCTTTCCACATCCATAGGGTTTTTGTCTACATCCAGAATGTCATCCTGAATATCAAAGAATTCCCCGTTGCCGAAGATGGCCTCAATAATTTCAGCATGGCGCGTTTCTACTGCTTGTTGGGTGGCAGGAGAAATAATACGGCTACGCTCGCTCTCACGGGTTTTATCTTCAGCGGCCCACTGACCACGGAAAATACGCTCATACTCTTCCCAATCGTCAATGAAGTTGGTGTCACGATAGTCGCGCCAGCGGTCAAGGTGAGCTACAACCCATTGGGTGAGTTCCTTATCGTTCTCTGAAGGCTCTTCCCATTGTGATTGTTCTGGTTGTTTATTCGCCATTATTAATCCTCTGTTGTGTCACTAAAAGGTGCTTCGTCCACTTCGGTGCTGCTGGAAGTGATGGGGCCACCAACTAACCAAGCAGAGCAAGTACGTGTTCCTGCACATTTAAAATCAAAAAGCTCACAGAAACCAAGATTTGCTGTTTCCATTACATCGCTAGCATAGCTATTTTCTTCTTTATCAATTCCATCATGGATGCACTGGAGCATCTCAGGGGTTTGAATAAAAGCAGCACAGTTTCCGCAGCGCATATTCTTAGCTTGTTTTAAATCGGTTTGCCACTGGTCAGCTTTGTCTGCCCAGAACGCCTCGTTGGGCATATTGGTGTTGGCAGGGCCGTAGCCTACATTCTTAAAAGCCCAATCCCGGTTCTTCAGGTTGAGTTTTACATCATGGGTAGGAAGTGGACAATTCATTTAGTAGCCCGATACAACATCGTAGGTTTCATATTCTTCTTCCTCATAGTCGCTGTTATAACTAGTAACAGCAAGTTGGTCAATGTAAGACAAAGCATCCACCAAGTCGTCATGCACCCCATTTGTAGGAAACATAACTAGCTGGTCTTGAAACTTATCCCAATTCTCATCTTCGTTAAACGACACCCGTCCATGTTCCATGCGCCCTTGTAGGCTCCAAACAATGCGGTCTGTCTTCTTCTTGTTTCCATGCGTTAGCTCAGAGATGTGTGCATAAATGTTATATTTACGCATGAAGTCGGTAAGGTAGGGCAGCACAGCATTCCTAGCCATTCCTCGTTCACATCCAACAGCTACCGGGGTATATTCCTTAATGTTGCGTAGAAGGCGCATTGCTGTGTCTTTTACGTCCCACCGTCCGTGTTCTATTTTCTTAACCCACCACTTACCATCATCTGTTATTTTTACAATGGCAATGGCACTATCGTCTAAATGCTTCTTCTTTGTTGTAGAAGCAGCCTCAAAGCCTGCTAGGTCGAAGGCCATGACAAACACACCATCCTTGGGCTCAGGGGCTGTCTTAAACCATTCTTCCTTAAACACATCGCTACCAGCAGTGTCAAAGCTAGACAAGTATTCCTGCTTAAAGGCAAAGCTGCTTAGTGTGCGTTTTGCTGCCTCAATTTCCTTAGGGTCTATGGTTTCGTTGTCTTCGGTAGTGAAGTGCCAGCTTTTCCATTCCTCGTCTTCTTCTTCCTTTCCTAGCTTAAACACATCGTAAAACCAATTACGACCACTAGGGGTGGAAATGAACAAAGCTCTTCCTTTTTTATCAGACAAGGAAGCACGGATAATTTTCTCCCACACATCCTGCTTGATAAACGCACATTCGTCCATCACAACATAAACCAAGCTTACACCACGCAAGCTATCTGGATTGTCAGCACCACGTACCAGAATTTTCCTGCCGTTAACCAGTGTAATTTCCAAGTTGTTTACATGGCTGCTCTTAATTACCTGCCTGCCTAGGTCATGAAGCAAGTCCCAGATAATTGTACGGGCCTGCCCAATTGTAGGAGCCACATACATTACCGCGCTTCCCTCAGGGCAGTTTAAAGCCTCAATGAGCAGCGTTATTGCCGACAAGCGGCTCTTCCCACAACGACGACCAGCAGCAACAATTTTAAACCGTGTTTTATCTTTGAACACTGTTTGCTGCCACTTGAGCAGGGAGAAATTCAAAGCTGTCATACGTCTACTATGTTTTCTTCTTGGTCAGCCATTTCAACGCTGCTGTTCAAGCCAGTGATGTTAATGCTAATAGTTGGACTATTGCCTCCGTTCTTAGCTGCCTCAAAGCTGCTCACTGGAAGCATCCTATCTATGCTCATCTTTATTGCAGCCATTTGACCCGGATGGTTGTCATCTAGGGCAATGCTTATCATCTTATCCAAAATTCTCGTACCGCCAGTGGCAAGAAGCCGCTGCTTGAATTCCTCTAAACGCCCCGTATCTCCCTTCGGTCGGCCTATTTTATTCTTAGTTCTATTTTTAACAGCCTCTATGTCTGCTTTAGGGGGACGCCCTCTTCCGCGTATCTTTGGAGCCACCGCAGGTGGCGACGACAACACTTCTAGTTTATTTTCCATTGTTTGCTTTATCCTTTCAGGGAGACAAACCTTTAATGTGAGTTACTTTAGAGTAGCTTAACTGTCTAAGGCATTAATGTTTATTCTTAATTAGTTATTTATATTTAAGTATAATTAACTTCTATGCCATTAATGGCGTATTGCCTTCTTAGTTCTTAGAAGCCAGCTAACTTCTTAGTTCATTATAGACATTATAACATACTTTTACTTAGAAGTCAAGCATTATTTGTAATAATTTAATGGGTATTTTACCTTTTAAGTTCCCTTTTTCAAGGAGCACAGATTGACCCTTGGTTGTTTAGATTTGTCTTTATAACTCAATAACTTAAGTAGTTTTACTCAATAAGGTAATTTTAGTGCTTTTTAGCGCTTTTTAGTGCTTTTTAGCCACTTTTCCTTTTTGTGAACTTAGTAGGCTCCTGTAAAAGTTTTCATAACTCCAAAGGTATCCCCCCCTATGCTTGCCTAGGCAACTATATTGCTCAACTGGCATGAATCTTGCTAGATTATTGCTCAATGCGAATGATTCTCAATAGTATCTGCTAATGACCCACTGGTCAGTAACTGCGCAGTGTGAGGGGCAGATATGGTGCCTATAAAGCAACCTAAGAATCTGAATTGTAAATTAGTAGTTTACATTTATAACCATAAAACTAGAATGTGACTGGTCAGTATGCAAGAATACTGTCAATAATCCGTCAAAGCTGGGTTAAACGTTTTCTTTTACGTTAAAGCATGGTGGTGCACCTATACCCTTAGGTGGTGTGCTATCGTCGATTCTAGGAAAACACTCTTATATAAGACATAAGACATATGATATAAGACATAAGATAAAAGACATAAGAGCATTAGAGAAAGCCTATCGAAAGAGATAAATTTATAGAGTGAAGCCATTAGGCGAGCATGTGTTGTATTTTTACAACGGTGTCAATTGTTGTTATTGTCTTGTCACCTATGTGACTGACTCACACGTAAAAACAAAACGATAATCTATACATGCCACGCAATAGTGCAAGGCATAACAACCAAGGATAGAACCACCATGCGAACCCTCACCATAACCCACCACTTCCACCCAACACTAGGCATCTACTGGACTGACATCGAAGGCACACTAGAAGACAGCGAAGGGGAAGAGTTTCCAGTAGGCGAAGGCAGCGGGAATGCTGAAAGAATGAAAGCAAGTTTAGAGTATTATCGTGAGCATTACTGTTTCACGCCTGTACACATTGTTAAAAATGACAAGGAATAAAAAAAATGAAAATCGTTAACCTAGAATTTCCACTATCACGTATGGGTGAAGCTCTGACAGTGCTTGCGAACATCATCGAGCCAGTGGGCCTTCACCTGCATGGTGTATCTGAGCCATCGGGCGATAGTGATTCAGGAATCCAAGTAAAGGCCATCGCATACACCAACGCTAGCGCATATCAATGGTTTACATTCTGTATGCTCTTCAATCAGGATTGTGTAGCATTGTCTTATGATGGTGAAACTGGCCTATGCGTAGGGCCTAATGCTGACAAATGGCCTTTCAACCCCGAATACTTCATCATGCCATAGTGTACTCTCTAAGCCCTTGAATGAGGGCTTAGGGGTTTACATTGTCGTAAACTGTAACTTATGGAGAAAACCATGTACTTAGGACACTCAAAAGACGGAAGTTCAATTCAGAATCACAGCGTAGGGCCGTTGTATCCTTGCATCATTTATGCTCAGGAAACACCTACAGGCCTACAATGGGGCCTTATAACACCAGAGAATCAGCGAGGAAGTTTATACGGCACTTATGCCAATGCCTTCAATGCAGGCTTGGCCTATAATGACCGTTAAAGGGGCACTGTAAAGCTCTGTTATGGGGCTTTACGGGGCGCTTTTGCCCAATAAACCAAAGAGAGAATTTCTATGTCTACTTATAACGGCTGGTCTAATTACGCTACATGGCGAATCAACCTTGAGATGTTCGATGATTATAACGTATGGGATAAGCACCTAATGGCTGACGTATACGAACTGTCTCACCACCTGCGTGATACCGCAGAGGTTTACATTGAAGAATCAGCACCAGAGGGCTTAGCCAGAGATTATGCCCTTGCCTTCCTGTCTGACGTTAATTGGTACGAAATAGCCCAGCACCTTATCGCTGAATACGCTGAAGAGGAAACAGAAGCATGAAACACCCTTGCCCTAAGCGCTACACCCTAGCCATTCTCGCCATTGAGCTAATGCAGGCCGCTGCACTGGCTGCAATAATGTTCTGTTCCTTTTTTATATACTTTTGGAGAATGTAAGCATGACCAATGAACAATTCGAGGCTTTAGTGTCTAAAGATGCTCAGCGTCTTATTAATCAAGGGGCGCTCTCTTGGGAGCTGGAGGAAGCCCTACGTGACCGTTATACAGACGATTATGGGGTTATTGACAGCGCAGGGATATACCATGAATTTCCTGAATATGAGGAAACAGAGGAATGGGGAGAAGACGAATGAACACCTTTATAGAGATGTATAACACAGACCACTACACATCATGGGAGCAAGCTGCTGCCTTCGGTGGCGTCTATTCTTGTCTTGTGTATAGTGAAGACCCTTTGGCACTAGAAGATGCAATGGAGGCTGCACATACCGCTGCGCTAATGATGGATGGAAGAATCCAAATAGAAACCAGAGTAGTAAACAGAGGAATAAGGAAAATTCGATGAATGAAACAGCTAGCCGTTCGGAATACAACCGTGCCTACAGGGAAAAACAGAAACAAAAGCCTGAATATGTTGTAAAAAAACAACAGATGGCTATTCAGCAGAAGGAATATCGACAAAAGAGAAAAGAACTTATGGATTCTTTGGTAAACGTGGCTTATGCAGCTTTGGAAGTTGCTCAGGCTAATGGCTTGTCACGTTTAGAAACAATGGCTTTGAATGCCTTAACTAATGCAGGAAAATTTGATGATAATTGACTATTTGAAAACCCATTTACGTGGCCCAGCTCCCGCTGAGCTAATGCAAAGTGAGCTGCAACGTTCTCAGGTGGAGCTTTTGGACGCTGAAACTGCCGTGGAATATGCGCAGAGCGTGGTGTCGTACAACAAAGCTAGAATTGAACGTCTTACCGCTAAACTGAAAGGCCAAAAATGACAGAAATGGACAAGTATTACGCCTCTTTTGGCATGGAACCTAGTAAACCCCTGCCTGAGCCGCCAGAGCCCGTTATTTGGCCCTTTCCGTCCGTTCTAAGGCTATTTAAGCCCGTTGGTAAGCTTCCGTTTAACCCTGACAACCACGAAGAGGCCCCTTTATGAAAAATTATTCGCTATTCGCAAATAGCAAATTAAGAGGTGAAGCATGACAGGCTACGAATCAAAACGCGCAGCAGCGCAGGACAAACTGTTGGATGATGACGATGCGCTGACGATTGCATACCAAAGCGGCTACTACGATGGCAAGAAGGCAGCACAACCAGCGCAGGAGCCCATTAAACAAGTGCTTGATGCTGAATTTAATAGAGGCTATAAGGAAGGTGTGCGGGACGCATACGCAAAGTCACCACAGCGCCCTTGGGTTGGGTTGACGGAAGAAGATTTAAAACTACTATCCGCTGAATGGCGAATTGTTTATGGCGCATGGATGGACGACTTTGCGCGAGACATTGAAGCAAAACTCAAGGAGAAGAACACATGAACTACTACAAACTAGGTAAATATGCAGGATATAAAAACATTCCTTTGCATACACTAATTGATTTTAGTTTAATAAGAGAAAGCAAAGTATTGTATATTTCAGGATTTATTGATGGAAGGATGGATTTAAATACAGAACTTGATAAAGACGGTGATGAAATGATGAAATTTTTTGAGACAAAGGAATTACCATGAGATGTGTATGCTGCAACAATATGCTGTCTGATTACGAAAGCACCCGTAGGCACGGACGCACAGGCGAATTCTTAGACACCTGCAACCAATGCTTCAAATTTGTACAACAAACAGTGCCTTCCTTCGAGACAAACGACCGTAAAGACCTTGTTAGCGAAGGGGACATTGACGGGCTGTTTGACAGCTATGAAGAAGAGGTGTATGATAACTCTAAAGACTACAATGATGAACATTAAAGCATTAATGTATTCATTATTATTAATAACATTAAAGCATTAGAGGCTTCTATGAAAGTTAAAGAGCAAACAAATGGTTGGTCTAACGAAGATGAACAACTTTATCAAGAATTGTTTTATCATTCAACATTGGAGAATGTAAGACAATTAATTATTCAACACGGACAAGATAACATATTGAGTGAAATTAATAGATACTTGGAGGAAAAAGGTAACAAAGAATGATTGTCGTACTACTTGCCTTTATTGTCCTTCTATTAGATTTAATTTCAAATGACTAGCAATTTTGTAAAACATATTCCATGTGAAGCTTGTGGCAGTAGTAACGCTAACGCCTTATATGACGATGGACATACCCATTGTTTTAAGTGTGAAACAACAAGCAACGAAGTAAGAACTACTTTTGGTAAGAAACTTAGACAGAAAGAAATTATGCAGCCGACAAACGGTATTGTGAAAAGCATTCCTGAGCGTGGCATCCTCAGGGCAACGTGCGAAAAGTTTGGTGTGACACAGGAGGATAACAAACACCACTATCCCTACACAGGGGGCTGGAAAACTAGAAAGGTAGACACCAAAGATTTCTTTGTAACAGGAAAAATAGAAAGCCTCTTTGGACAAAGCCTGTTTCCAGCAGGCGGCAAAGCGGTAACGGTGTGTGAAGGCGAATTAGACACTTTGGCAGCGTTTCAGATGATGGGTAGCCTCTACCCTACCGTGTCCGTTCCAAACGGCGCTGCTGGGGCTTTAAAGGCCTGCAAAGCCCAATATGAATGGCTAGACTCCTTCGATAGCATTGTTATCTGCTTTGATGGTGATGAACCGGGGCAAAAAGCAGCAAAGGAAGTGGCAGAGCTGTTCACAGGGAAAAGTAAAATATTCAAGCATTCCACCTACAAGGATGCCTGTGACTACTTGGCAGCAGAAAAAACGAAGGAATTTGTGTCTCTGTGGTGGCGTGCAGAGGAACATCGTCCTGAGGGCATTGTTACCGTTAGCAGCATCAAGGAGCGCCTTCTCACACCTCCAGTGGCTGGGGTTCCTTGGTGTTTCCCTACTCTAACACGGCTCACCTATGGGAGGCGCAAGGGAGAGCTTTACGGCTTTGGTGCAGGCGTTGGTGTCGGTAAAACAGACGTGTTTACCCAGCAAATTGCCTATGACATAGACGTTTTGCAAGAAAAAGTAGGGGTTATTTACCTTGAGCAGAACGTAGTGGAAACTGCACAGCGGGTAGCGGGCAAGTTGGACAAGAAGCTGTATCATATTCCTGATGCTACGTGGACACGGGTAGAGTATGAGGAAAGCATTGACCGTCTTGACCAACGTAATCAGCTCTACATGATGGAGCACTTCGGTGCTATGGATTGGAAGAGCGTAAAGGGCATTATTCGCTACTTTGCCAAAGCATACGATATTAAGATGATATATTTAGACCACTTAACGGCACTTGCTGCCAATGAACAAGATGAAAGGAGAGCACTTGATGGGATTATGGCTGATATGGCTTCTTTGGCTCAATCTGATGGGCTTATCATACATTTTGTTAGTCACCTTACCACTCCTGAAGGAAAAGCCCACGAGGAAGGAGGACGAGTTCTGGAGAAACATTTTACTGGCAGCAGGGCTATTGCCCGTTGGAGCCATTATATGTTTGGACTGGAACGTGATAAGCAAGCTGAGTGTCCTATAGCTCGTCAAACCACCACCTTCCGTGTGCTCAAAGACAGGTTTGCTGGCAGCGCTACTGGCGAGAAGTTTGGTATTTTCTATGACCGAAACACTGGCTATTTAAACGAATGTGATTTAAAAGCCTTGGAGGAATTGTGAAGCGCCTTGTTCTCGATATTGAGACAAACCTAGCCCATAATCAAATATGGCTTTGTGTTACCAAAGACATCGACACGAAAGAAACTATAGTATGGAAAGCAGCAAACAACCTATCGGAATATTTAAAGGACGCTACGCTAATTATCGGACAAAACATACTGGCGTTCGATGCTCCGATGTTGAACAATATTTGGAAGACGAAGATACGTTTGAGCCAATGCTTCGATACTCTAATAGTAAGCAGGTTGCTAGAGCCGAGCAGAGAGAAAGGGCACTCGCTCGAAGCATGGGGAACAACACTAGGGTTAGAAAAGACGAACTATAAGGCTACATGGGAAGAAGCTAAAGGACGTAAAGAGGAATATGAGGGTGAATGTTATGACAACCCTATTTCCAATTTATTAGAAACTTATTGTATACAAGACGTACAAGTAACTGAGCTATTGTATACAACGTTAATTGAACAACTAAAGGAAAAGGAATTTAGCGATGAATCTGTACAGCTTGAGCATGAAGTTGCTGCAATTATTGCGCAGCAGGAACGTAATGGCTTTAAACTAAATACTGAATATGCAACTTGCTTACTTACTACAATCAAAGGAAAACTGGACAGCCTCTATGAGGAAATGCAGGAACGGTGGCCTCCAGTTGTCTTCGAGCGAATCAGCGAGAAAACAGGAAAGAAGCTCAAAGACGGGATTACTGTTTTTAACCCCGGAAGCAGAAAGCAAATTGGGGAAAAGCTCATATCTCTTGGATGGAAGCCAGAAAAGCACACAGAGCATGGACAACCAATTGTAGACGAGGGAGTGCTGTCTAAAATTGATTTGCCAGAGGCTAAGCCCATTGTGGAATATTTGATGCTACAGAAACGTGTAGCACAAATTGAAAGCTGGCTGGAAGCTATGGGGTCAGATGGACGGGTACATGGGAAAGTGATTACCAACGGTGCCGTGACAGGTCGTATGACCCATAGCGGGCCTAATATGGCTCAGATTCCCAACGCTGGCAGCATTTATGGCCCAGAGTGTCGTGAGTGCTGGACAGTGGAAGAAGGGAATATGTTAGTAGGTGTAGATGCTAGTGGTTTAGAGCTACGAATGTTAGCTCATTACATGAAGGATGAAAAATATGTTAAGACGGTCTGTGAAGGAAACAGCAAAGATGGGACAGATGTACACACAATTAATCAGAGAGCTGCGGGACTGGCAACAAGAGATAATGCTAAGACATTCATTTATGCCTTCCTCTATGGAGCTGGAGATGCTAAAATTGGAAAAATCGTCGGGGGAAATGCTAATGCAGGTAAAAAGCTTAAGGAAGAGTTTCTCCGAAAAACTCCAGCACTTAGAAGCCTTATCGGAAAAGTACAAAAGTACGCAGCTTTAGGCTATGTTCCGGGTCTTGATGGTAGAGTAATTTGGGTACGTAGTGAACATGCTGCATTGAACAGCTTGCTGCAAGGTGCTGGAGCTGTTGTGATGAAGAAGGCTTTAGTTCTTTTTCATAAAAAGGTGCAGAAGAACAAGTGGCCCGTAAAGCTGGTTGCTAACGTACATGATGAAATTCAGTTTGAAACAACTGAAAAGTATGCTATAATGGCTGGTGAAGCAGCTAGACAAAGCATTGTGGAAGCTGGAGAACATTTTAACCTTAGATGTCCTCTGGATGGTGAGTATAAGGTTGGTAAAACTTGGCGTGAAACGCATTAACTTAAAGGAAACTTAAATGGAAACTTCTATTAAACCCGTTCGTATCTCTGGTGAACTCTTCTGGAGCCGCTTTATGGGAGAATTTAATACACACTTTAACGAAGACAACAATCGTTACGAATGCACTATTGGCAACATCAGTGACAAGGACGTTAAGGCTCTGCAAAGCCTTGGAATTAAGGTGAAGAACAAGGAAGCCCAAGGCAACTACATTGTTGCTAAGAGCAAGTATTTGTTCAATCCTGTGGATGAAGATGGCAACCCCATCACTACAGAGGTAAAGGACATTGGCAATGGCTCGAAGTGTGTTGCTTTGGTTACTAGCTACGCTCATAAGCTGTCTGCTAAGCATGGTAATAGCCCTACAATCCGTAAGCTATTAGTCACTGACATTCTTACCTACACTCCTGCTGAAGCTGAAGAGGAAGACTTGGTTCTGTAATGGACTTGCCACCAAAACCAAAGGTGGCTATTGTGGACGCCGACTTCTTAGTTTATTCAATTGCTTTTTCATGCAAAGATGCTGATGAGCAAATAGCTAAGAATCGGCTTACAGAATGGTTTACTGATATTGTTTACATACGGCTTGCCTGTGAAGACTATACGGCCTTTATCTCTGGTAAAACCAACTTCCGTTATGGTGTTGCTACAACAGTGCCATACAAGGGAAACAGGAAAGACTTTGAGAGGCCAGAGCACTACGAAGCCTTGCGTAAGCATTTAACTAGGATGGAAGCCATTACAACAGAGAATGAAGAAGCTGATGATGCTGTTGGAATAGAAAGTACACGGTATTTAGCTTGGATTGTTCATGTTGATAAAGACTTAGACCAGCTTCCGGGATGGCATTACAACCCTGTGAAAGATGAGGAATATTACATCACTGAGGAAGAGGGACTAAAGAACTTCTACCTACAGATGTTGACAGGTGATAGGGTTGATAACATTGTTGGACTACGTGGCATTGGGCCAGTGAAGGCTAATAAGATTCTCAAGGACGCTGTGACAGAGGAACAGCTCTACAAGGCAGTTAAAAAGGCCTACGAAGATGCTGGAGAGGCTCCAGAGCGCATCTTAGAGAATGGACAGCTTTTATGGCTACGGCGCTTTCCTGAACAGATGTGGGAATTGCCAAGTGAAGCGTAGTTACAACGGTGGAAACTGGACAGAAGCAAGGTTTAAGAGTTTTGTAACTTCAGCTCTGCGTACAGCAACACAGCGATGGCCTCCTAAGTTTGAAACATTGCGTGAAGGGTATGTAGAGAAGAAGATAAATGAGAAAACTGGTAAGCTGGCTATGCACTATCGGTGTAACGAATGCAAGGCTCTTTTCCCATCTAAGGGCATACAGGTTGACCACATACAGCCTGTAGTAGAACCTAAGAAAGGATTTGTGTCTTGGGATGTTTATGTCGATAGGTTGTTTTGTGAGAAAGATAAGCTGCAACTTCTCTGTAAGGAATGCCATAAAGAGAAAACAGCTTATGAGAAAACATTGAGGAAGAAAAATGGCTGATATTTCTAAATGTGATGGCGGTGAGTGTCCTTTGAAGGAGAAATGCTACCGATTCACAGCGCCTTCGAATGAACACTGGCAGGCTTTCTTTACCTTTGTTCCCTACAATGATGAGCTTAAAGAATGTGATATGTTTTATGAATTTAAATGATTACCAAGAAGCTGCTACTGACACTTGTATTCCTGCTGCGTACAATCAGAGATATTTAATTGCTGGTTTGGTAGCAGAAGCAGGTGAAGTAGCTGGTAAATATGCTAAGTGTATACGTGATAAAACATCTTGGGTAGAATTTATTAATGAGTTAGAAAAAGAACTTGGAGATGTTTTGTGGTTTGTTGCAGTATTAGCAGAATTCCACGGTATTTCTCTTGATGAAATAGCTCGTATAAATATTAATAAGCTACAGAGCCGAAAAGAACGTGGGGTTCTTGGTGGCAGTGGCGATAACCGTTAAAGGAAAATAGTATGTTTAAATTTAATAGTGAAGATAATAAAGAATTTTTCTCATTCAGCTACGATGGCGTAGGCGGTAGTATATCCTTTTCTTTTAATGAAAATGAAGGAATTACATGGGTAGCTGTTCTTAACCGTTTTGTATCCTTTCTTGAGGCTTCTGGCTATGTAGGTGTGCGTGATAAAATTCGTTTAGAAGATGGCCCTATGATTACACAAGATTGGGATGGTGAATTGTTTTCTTATGATTATTCTGATGATGAAGAAATAGATTGGGATGAAGTGTACCCGGATGAGCCAGATTATGGAGCAGACGACAATCAACTTTCTCTGGACTTGGACGAACCCAATAAATGAGAATTCTTGTAATTCCTGACTGCCAAGTAAAGGAGAACATTCCTTTACAGCATCTGGAATGGGCAGGGAAGGCTATCTGTGAATACAGGCCTGATGTTGTAGTGAACATAGGTGACTTTGCAGATATGCCTTCTCTATCTACCCATGATGTGAAAGGAAGCAAATATTTTGAAGGCCTTCGTTACAAAAAGGATGTAGAAGTTGTTAAGCAGGCAATGCAGCAGCTCCTAGCGCCCTTACGAAGCCTACAGAAGGCTCAGAAAGACGCCAAACACAAGGTTTACAAGCCACGCCTAGTGCTTACCCTTGGGAACCATGAAAACCGTATAAACCGGGCTGTGAATAATAACCCTACTCTTGAAGGGCTTATTAGCGTAAAGGACTTAGGGTATGAGAAAGATTGGGAAGTATTTGAGTTTCTCCATCCAGTGTTTATTTCTGGTGTTGGGTTTTCTCATTATTGGCCTGTGGGTGCAATGGGTCGTCCTGCCGCTTCGCCTGCTGCAATCATTAACAAGTTGCATATGTCTTGTGTGGCAGGCCACCAACAAGGAAAGCAAATAGCTTATGGTAAACGTGCTGATGGAAAACCAATCTGTAGCATCATTGCTGGTAGTTATTATATGCACGATGAGGATTATATGGATAGCCTCAGCAACCGACATTGGCGAGGACTAGTAGTTCTAAACGATGTTAAGGATGGACACTTTGATGAGATGATGTTGTCCATAGAGTATTTGGAGCGTAAATATGGAAACAAGTGAACAACAGCGGCTTACAGTGGATGAATATATTAAACTGCTGAGTACCGATAAGACTGGAGTAAAGCATGACCAAGGGAAACCTCAGTGGGACTTGCTTCCTTGGGAGGAAATTGAAGATGTGGTTAAAGTGCTTACCTTCGGTGCTACAAAATATGCCCCGGACAATTGGAAGAAAGTTCCTAATTCTCCTTCTCGGTATATGGATGCAACTATGCGTCATTTGGTTGCATATCGTACAGGTGAAACCTTCGACAAAGAATCAAACCAACATCACTTAGCTCATGCCATGTGCTGTTTGTTGTTTATGCTCTGGCACGACAAAAATGACAATGCTGCTTGAAGAACTAAAGGAAAAGCTCCGTAACGTAGACGAAGTTGCTTTGCTGGAAATGTTGAATATAAACAGCGATGAACTTGTGAAGCGTTTTGCGGATGAAATTGAAGAAAATATTGATAAACTAATTAAGGAACTAGATGATTAAGAACACAACGATGACTCCGTACCAGACGTACATTGCCAAGAGCCGCTATGCACGTTTTCTGGACAACGAGCAGCGCCGGGAGAATTGGGATGAAACCGTAGCTCGTTATTTTAACTTCATGGAGAAGCACCTGTGGGACAAACATTCCTACAAGCTGCCTCCTGACCTGCGCTTCCGTCTGGAAACAGCAGTGACAAATCTTGAAGTTGTACCGTCTATGCGCTGCATCATGACAGCAGGTGAGGCCCTTGAGCGTCAGAACATTGCTGGCTACAATTGCAGCTACTTGCCCATTGATGACCCTAAATGTTTTGATGAAGCCATGTACATTCTGCTGTGCGGAACAGGTGTAGGCTATAGCGTGGAGCAGAAATATGTTAACAAATTGCCAGAGGTTCCTGACGTCTTGTTTGATAGTGCTTCAACTATTGTTGTTTCTGACAGCAAAGAAGGTTGGGCTAAAGCGCTTCGCCAAGTGGTTGCTCTACTCTATAGTGGAGAAGTGCCTAAGTGGGACGTATCAAAGGTGCGACCAGCGGGAACACGTCTCAAGACATTTGGAGGTCGAGC